CGGCCTCGAACTCATCGCACAGGTCGAGCATGTCCTGCTTGCTGTTGGCCTGGAAGTAGGCGCGCTTGGCAGGCAGGCGGTCTTTGAGGGTTTCGTAGTCCTTCGCAGTGACCGGGTTCTTCCAGATGTTCACGAACTGCTTGGAGTCGATCTGCTGCATCTCATCCTCAGCGGCTTTGCAGTCCGCTTTCAGCTTCGTATGCTCGCTCATCAGCTGCATTTCCTTCTGGCGTGCCAGTTCCTCCGGGGTAGGCCCAGAGGATGGGAAGTGCCGCCCGGTGGCCTTGAAGAACTCCGCATCCGTCATGAGCCTGCGGGAAGCGCGGCACCGGCAGTTGCAGTCATGCCCGGCCACACCGCTGCAGCCAGGGCAGGAGGCGAAGTTGCCGTCCTTGAGGTCGAACTTCTCATCCGCCAGCACCACCTGTCCATTGAGGATCATGTGGTTCGCGCTGGATTTCGAGATGCCCCGCTTCCAGCCCTTCTTGGACTTGCGGACGTACTGCGGGCGGACGCGCTCGTCCCCCATGTTCTTCCACGTCTTGGTCATTCTCAGGCCCGAGGTGCCGTCCTGCAGCGCCTTGTCCACCGCAACGCCTGCATCATCGTTGCCGGCTTCCCGGACGCGGTGAGCCTCCGTGCGGGCAATCAGCACGGCGTTCTTGTAGGGGCCGTTCTCCTTGTCCAGTGCGGTGGTGATCCTCTTGGCGATGGTGGAGTACCTGTCGCCGTTCATGAGGCCGATGCCGACCGCCTGCCGGATGTCGTAGATAATCGTCTTGTGGTTTTTCAGCAGCGCAACTTCCATGTGGGGGTTGCTGACCGCCGCCTTGATCTGCTGCGGTGTGATCTGAACGACCTCTGAAAAGGTTTCACCCAGGTCTGCACCCTTGGCCACCTTCTCAACGCCCTGCACCATGCTCTGGTAGCTGAGCTCGTAGACTTCCTCGACCAGCGCATGCAGCTCCTTGGCCACCTTGGGGGTCGCCACACCGATGCGCTTCTCGATCTCCGCCAGGAAGCGTGCGTCATAGCCCTTCGCCTGAAGGTCAGCAAAGGACAGTGTGCCGTCTCCCTTGGCAAATTTCTCGTGCACCTCTCCGACGTAGGCTTTCAGATCCTTCAGCAGGGACTTGAATATCTTGTGGATTTCTTTTTCCGCGCCAGCTTCCCGGTGTGCTGCGATTCTCCGGGCCTGGGCCTCATACCACTCAAGGTCTTTCGCCATGCCCGTCACATCCCTTCACCGTGGTTATTCCTCGTCCTCATCGTCCGGGGCCTGCTTGCGCTGGAAGGGGGTGTTCTGCCCGCCTTCCTCGTCCTCCCCGAACATCAGGGACGGCATGCTGTCACGTTCTTCCTCGATCAGCTGCATAACGTAGTCCACATCGTCCACGAAGGACAGCTGCGCGTAGGCAACAGCCTTGGGCAGACCGGCAGCAACAAGCGCCTGCACGTTTGCAGCCTCGCCCTGCACATCCACAGGGAAGTTGCGGCGGAAGTCCATCACAACCTGCAGCGGGTCGATCTTGATGGTCTTCTTCGCCCAGGCTTTCGACAGCAGCGTGAACATGTAGGTGCCGGCAGAGATCATCTTGGCCTCGAACATGCCGCACTTGGTTTCCAGGCCGGTCAGCTTGAACTTGAGGGAAACGCCGGAAGCCGTGCCGAAGGATTCATCGGACATGTTCGGAGTCTTGGAGAAGCGGTAGATGTTCTCCTCCAGGCGGTCAAGGTGATGCTCGATGAAGGTGTCGTTGATTTCCTTGGTTAGGAAGCAAATATCTGCATCGGATACGCCGTTGGACTGAATCTCAAAGGAACCAGCCGCCTGTGCCGCCTGCCTCTCCTTCTCATCCAGGTGCACGTTCTTGAACACCATGTATGCGTTGGCGAAAGCGTCCGCCTCGTTGGAGTTGTCGGACAGCGCCCGGTCATACGCATCAATGAGGGTCAGAACCTTCTCCGCGTCGCCCTTGAGCTCCAGGTTGTTGGGAATGCCCTGGAGAGGACAGCCGTCGAACAGATTGGGCTCGTTCTTCACCTCGTGAAGGTCGCTCACGTTTCCGCCCTCGTAGTAGTGGATGAGGCCGTCGTCGTAGAACTCCGCCTTGACTACATCGTTGTCGCTGATGTCCTTGGTCGTGTAGTAGCGCACGCCGTATGTAGGGTGGGTGATGTCGCGGGTCTTGGAGAGGATGATGCACTCATTCGGGGGCACCACCATCACGCGCTCGTCGCCTTCCTTGTCGATGTAGAACAGGCGGCCCGCATAGCCGCAGATGGCTGCATACTTGGTGCATTCCATATCCACGTCGAACATGTTGGATCGGGTTACAAAGTCGGTGATGACCTTGCTGGCCGCGTCCACGGCTGCCTTCTGCTCCGCGTCGTTGTCGCCCGCGTCGCCGGTGTCCTCCTGGCTCTCATCGGTGACGGAATAGCTGTAGCCGATGGGGTTGCCGGCGAAATAGCCCGTTTTGAAGTCGATGATCTCCGAGAAGAAGTCGTTGTTCAGCTTGTGGTTGATAGCATCGTCGCTGTCACTAAAGCGGGGCGTGCGGCCGAAGATCGGCACACCGTCTGCCAGGGCTTCGTATCGGTCAATCAGCGTCTTGTTGTATTCCGCGTTGTCCCGGTGCTTTTCGATGATCCGCCGCAGCAGGGCATCGGAAATGCCGTCCTTTTCCAGCGCCTCGATCTCTGCGGTGTAGTCCGGGTATTTTTCCACCCGCATGCGCACCGGGTGCTCCATGTGGCGCATCTTGAATGCTTCGCTCATTTCTTCTTACCTCTTTTCCGGCTCAGTGCGCCCGGCAGCTCCTTGTCGAGCATCACCTTGCCGTCGATCAGGCTCACCGTCAGCCCGCAGCGGGGGCACACGCGCACCTTGTTGATGGTCTTCCAGATATGTTTGCACATGTTACAGCCTCCTTGCCGCCGTGATCCGCGCCGAGAGCATGGCCTGCTCCAGCGCATAGCGGGTAGCGTCGATGGTGTGGTTGTCCTTGTCCGGGTATTCCGGCAGGAAGTCGCCGTTTTTGTCGGTCTCGTACTCGTAGGACGAGAACTCCTTGGCGATGTTGGGCGTGCGTTTGGGGTCAACGATGATCGCACCCAGGCTTTGGAGCCAGCGCATGCCGTGCTCAACACTGCCGGGGCCTTTCTTCACTGCAATGGTCTTGATGCCGCGCTTGCCCAGCTCAGAGATCATGCGGGGGTCTGCGCTGTCACATCGGACAATGCCCTGCGTGCGGCTCTTGACCGCATTGGCCAGCCTGTCCACGCTGTTGCCGCTGCCGTAGAACTCATCCACCGCGTATATGCGCCGCTGCTGCGCGTCGTAGGCCCAGCAGACGTATGCATCCGGGTCAACAGCGAAGCCGAAGTCCAGGCCGCTGTAGAACGTGCCAAGGCGGTTCAGATCGTCGGTGATGTCCCTCAGCTCCAGGTTGGTGAAGACCGTGCCGCCCGTGCCGGTGACCTCGCCCAGGTACATATGCCGATAAGCACGCTCATTTGACGTTCTGAGGGCCTCCGCTTCCGCGATGAACTCTCTGCCCAGCCATTCCGGCGGCGCGCCCAGATACGTGCTGTGGTGCGTCAGGCGGGTGCTCTTGGGGATCAGGGCCTCCTTGTTCACCCAGTTGCGGGAGGTCATCGGCGGGTTGTAGCTGTAGAAGGTGTAGGACTTGTCGCCACCGCGGATGATGGATGCCTTGATGGTGCGGATGTCGTCCATGCCACCGAACTCCGCCAGCTCCTCGAACCATAGGATGCCGAAGTAGCCTAAGGAGATTTTGATGGACTTGGACTTCATTGGATCATCAGCACCACGGAAGATGATGCGCTGCCCCGTTTCCGCGTATCGTATCTCCATAGGGGAGACGCGGTACTGGAAACGGTCACGCAGGCCCAGCATGTCAATGGCCCAGATGATCTGCTCATACACCGACTCGCGCAGCGTGTTGCCCACGCGCCGGTAGATGATGGCGCGCATGTTGGGGTTCTGAATCAGCAGCAGGACGATCTCGATGGAAATAAAGGAGGATTTCAGCGAGCCACGCCCGCCATCCAGCCAGTATTCGCTGTGATCCCCGCGCTTGATGTCCCGGTGTACAGGAATGAAGGGCTTTGCAATCAGGTTGGAAAGCCGGATCTCACTCACTCGCCATCGCCATCCCCAAAGTCGTCAATGATCGTCACGCTCGACTTGCTCGTAACCTCCGTGTCTGTCTTCTGCGTATATCCGTAGTGGGACATCCACAGGCCGGCCAGACGGGAGTCAATGGTGCCGTTTTCGAACTTCTCCCGCGCATCCATCTCGCAATCCAGGTCGATTCGCGCGATGACCAATTCAAATTCGGGATCGTTTTTGTATACTGCGTAGAAGTTTTGCTCCGTCATGCCCAGGAAAGCGCAGAAGCCCTTTTTCGTCGCCGTGACGGGGTGGGGAACCTCCTGGGTGACGAATCTGCCCTCTTTCTGCGAGAAGGCCGTCATGAGCACGGTCTTGCCGTTGCAGGCTTCCTTATATTCCAGATAACTCTCCCACAGATAATCCGGGCCGGGGATTGTCCTGTTTCCGCCTCGTGTTGCCATATCGTCACCCCTTTCTGTATCGTGTCAGGTCTGCCCATTGGAAGTTGTCGTCGAATACATCCCGAATGGCTTTGATGTCCCCCTTGTAGAACACCAGCACATTCTGATGCACCTTTGTTATCTTTCGGTGCTTGAAGTTGTTGGCCGCCCGCATGGGTGCCGTTCCGTATTGCTCCAGGAGCACGCTGTCGTTGTAGAGGATCAGGCCCGCGTCCATGAACAGGCGCTTGGTCAGTCCTACAAAGTCCCGGTATGCTCCCTTGTTGTCCCGTATTTCACCAACTACAAACACAGCAAAGCGGTTCTCCTTCAGCTTCCTGCATGCGCCGGCGATGATGTCGGCATATGCTTCCGTGAATTCCGCATAGCTCATGTTGGAGAGGTCAAGCGGATGGTCGCTGTACTTCTCCAGGTTGTGATACGGTGGACATGAAAAAACCAGATCGGCGCTGCCGTCTGGTAAGTATGAATCCATATTCCTGCTGTCGTCGCAGTGCCATGCCGGGCATACACCCAGCTTGTCCGCGTTGAGTTGGTTCGCATCCACCTGCATCTCTGACAGGTCAATGCCTATGTAATGACGGCCCAGCATTTCCGCTACCACGCCGCGAACAGAGCCGCCAGCGAATGGGTCAAAGACGATGCCGTCCTTGGGGCTGAACCAGTTGTAAATGACCTCGCATAGTACCGGGTCGAAGATTGATGTGCCTGTCAGGCTGCTGCCCTGCTTTTCTGCCAGCTTCTTGAGCCCGCTGCCCAGTAGTGCATCAGCGCGTCCGACCTCGCTCTGCAGGCCGATTGCTTTCCATTCACGCTTCCGTGATTGCCAGTAGCCTTGCTTGCTGTCAAATGCCGAAAACGGTGGGTATGAGGTATCGTTCATTGAGCGTACCCATGTAACCACTCCCTTGTCTTGTGTATAGAAAAAGCCCGCCCGCACCTAATTTCTACCCTGCGTACTAAACGCAAGCCTTCGATGCGAGGGGGCTTTTTGACCTATTTTGATATGCTATATAATAGCACGGGTTGATGTACAGCGGTTGTACAATTTTCGATAGTGCGTGTACATTTTTTCGCACTATTTCACACTTTCACACTATTCCAACGCTTGATCTGCTCCACCACCGGCTCGATCTGCTGCGCGTCGATGATCTTCTTCACCTTGGGGAGTGCAGAGCCCTTGAGGCCACGTGCCCAGGAGTAGGACTTGTCGCACGCATCCGCCGCCTCCTGCAGGCTCAGGTACCGGAAGTGCTTGCGGCCGTGCTTGTCGGTGCAGACCTCGCCCACATAGAGCTTGTGAAGAACGTCGTATTCATCCACCGGCAGCTGCTCGATGACGGCAATGATCTGCTGCCGGGCTGTGGATAGCTTGTGGATATACTCGTCGATTTCTCTGCCGATGTCCACGCTCCTGTCCACCGCGTCCGCCATCCGCGATTGACTGCCGGAGGATTGCACCCTAACGCCCGTATCGGGAGCAGCACCCGCCGAGGTATCCATCGCCAGCATCAGCCAGCGCTCCTTCTCGTTCCGCTTGTTCTCAATCATCCTGTCCAGCTTCTTGATCTGAAGCAGGAATGTTTCTGCCTTCATCGTGCTGCCTCCCTTCTTTTGCTCTGCCCCATTTTGACCGGGCCGGGGGTAGGCCCTGTTGTAGCTCATCAGATGTCGCCTGCCTTGCGGTGGAGGGAATGGTCTGCTGTGAAGCCTTCCGGGTAACGGGCGTTGAGCTTTTCAATGTTCATGGTGAGCACATCGTCCAGCTTCCAGCAGTTCACGGTGCAGAACTCCGCGATGAACCAGGCAAGATCGCCCACTTCCTTCATGACGTGTTCCGCGTCCATCTCGTGCCCCTGGTAGAACTTCTGATACAGGCCGTGGATTTCGCCCACCTCCGCGCACATGCCGTGAAGGGCATGGCGGGAGGTTTCTTCAAAGGACAGCGCCGGATTCATCGTCCGGGCCGCTGCCACCTGGTAGTCGTTCAAAGTCATACTTCTTCCCCCTTTCAGGTCGGGCCGGAGCCCAGGAGCATGTAGTCTGCACTATGCAGCATGCTCTCCAAAGACGGCTCCAGGCTGTTGGAATAGCCGTATTTCTGTGTCGCTTTGCATATTCTCTCCGCAGCCTCTTTTTCCTGCTTGCCCGGTTTCAGGAAAGCGTTCAACAGGCCGCTTGCTTCCCAGTGCATCGCGCTGAGCTTGGCCTTGACCTCGCTGATCGCGGGCGGGAAGGGGCTGGAGCTGATCGCCTTATGTACTGCCATGAGCACGATGTCCGCGGGCATGTCGGCAAACTGCACCGCCCAGACGGAAATGGTGCCCATCGCTTCCTCCTGCGTCATGTTCCGGTAGGAATTAGGGTATGCGGCCTTGAGGATCGCCAGGATCGTCGCCGCTTCCTTCTTGTTCAATCAAGGTCACCTCCTTTCAATGCGTCCAAGAATGCGTTGCCGCTGTTCCTGCGGGCCTGGGTGGTCTGCTTTTGTGCATCCTCCCTTGCCCATTTGCGGATGGTAGCCGCGTGGGAGTCGTAGTGCTTGCCGGTGCGCTTCATGTACTCGGAGAGCTTGTTGACCTTGTTCTGCAGGTTCGGGATTTCGGCCTGCAGCTCCAAATACTCATCATCCGTCAGCATAACATTCCAGTAAAGGCCGTAGGCGCGGGGGGTGTTATCCCCTGATGTTGACGCTCTCGCTGGAGTTGCCGTTGGAGTTGATGTTGGAGTTGTTGTTGAGGTTGGAGTTGGAGTTGGTTGATTTTGTTGCCCTGTGTTGCCTTGTGTTGGCATGTGTTGGCATGTGTCAACATGTGTTGGCATGTGTTGGCCATTGTCGGCAAGTGCTTGCTTCTTGGCCGCGCTTGCCTGGCCTGCCTTGCGCCGTTTCTCCACCAGCTCCTCATACCTGGCAGCATCCCGGTCGATGCTGTTGGCCACAAAGGGCCACACGGCGGCCAGTATGCCGTCCATAGGCGGCACGGTGCCATGCTCCCCATATTCCATGATGGCCTCGAACAGGCGGCCCTTGGTCTCGTAGTCAAGCCCCTTGATGGACTGCCCCGTCTCGAAGTAAATCATCACACCGGGTTTCTTCGCCATTGGTATCACCACCTAAACTGTACTTTTTCACGCGGCACTTCTCGCCGTAGCGGTTGGTCACCGTCACCCATTCGCAGTCGATCTCATAGCCGCTCTTGCGAAGGTTGGTAATGCGGGAGGCCAGGCGCATCACGCCCAGCTCCGTCAGAGCCTCCAGCTGCGTGATGCTGCCGTGCTTCTCCATATAGGCGAGAATGCGGGTGCATTGTGATGGGTTACTGTTCGTCATTGCTTTCTCCTCTCTTTCGTGTTGTTTATATGGGCGGCATGCTTGCCCAGCTCAACGCGCCCCACCCACTTGAAGCAACTGCCCGCCTTGCAGTCTCGGCAGATGCAGGCATCGGTGCAGGTGGTGCAGTCCATTTCATGTCCTGGGGTCACGTCGCAGGGCTTGGTGAAACTGTTGTCGCAGTGGTCGCAGGCCGTCACGCTATGCCGCAGCGCGTCGATCAGAGCGGCCTTGTCAGCCTTCAGGGCGTTGCACTCCTCAATCAGGAGCCGGATGTCGTTCAGGATGTTCATCTGCTGCTTGTCCATAGGTTATGTCCTCGCTTCTCTGTTGCATTTGGTCGTTCTGCTGTATCCGCGCTTCTCGGCCTGCCTTGCATCGTATGCCCGTGTACAGCCCCAGGAGCAGAGATATATCTTGTTATGCACATACCCGCGCCAGTAGGCCCATTCGTTGGTGTGCTCGAACTTCTTCTCGCACACAGGGCATTTCGCGCTGGTGTAGTAGTTGAGCCCGTTGCCCTTGAGGTCTTGTCTTTTGAGTGCCATGGGTCAACTCCCCTCCGGCGGTTTGTCTGTTTTACTGCCCTTCACTGAAAAGGTAAGAAACAAAGCAAACAGCACAATCCACCATTTATCGAAATGTATTGCCAATTTCGTTAAACAGACCAATTCTGCGATGACACAGGCCGCCCAGCAAACGTATGCCATCATACGCTACCCTCCGGCGGCAGCTCCGGAATGGGCTGCCAGTGGGACACATCCCGCGCGGGGATCAGGTTGTTGTAGGTGACGCTCCACCAGGCACCGTTGCGGTTCGCACCGTATGAAGCCATTTCAATGTGCCTCTGCTTGCCCACGCCCACAACGGCCAGCACCGTGACCTTCTTCGGGGGCTTGCTGTCCTTGACGCTGATCCAGTCCTTCATGCCTCCGCCTCCTTTGCACGTACCCACCGGCACGATACCTCGCGGGTGGTGCGGGTCACCATCTCGCCGCTGTTCAGCACCTTCTGATACTCGCGGCTCTGATACCGGCCTTCCAGCTCCACCGTGGTGCCGACCTCCAGCACGCTGACGTTCCGTGCCGATTGTCCCCAGGCAATGCAGGGGATGTATGAACTCCGGCGGCCGTGGTTGATGGCAAGAATGAAGTCGCAGATTTCCCGGCCGAAGGGTGTTTCCCGGAAGCTGGGTGCTTTGCAGATGACACCCTCCAGCGTCACCAGGTTGTCGTCCTCTGCCTGGTCTGCGTCGGTGATGCTCCGAACCAGCAGGGAGGTGAATAGGCAGTGCTTGCCGCCCAGGAGCTTGTTGTATGACCA